TATAGTGAGGTAATATATGCCATAATTTACCTCACTATTGAACCGCCCAAAATGACGGATTGTTGATGGTCAAGAATATTCACGAATGCAGTTGATGGAACGGTATAAGTCACGGTCAAGACAGGGCGGTAGGATTCTGTTGCCGCGCTAATATCGTAGAATTGAAAATATTGTTGGTCACCTGACGTATTCTTCTCTGGTGGAACATTGTTATAATCATTACTTCCACGCAATGAATAATAAGTCGTTCCTGTCTTACTGACCCACGCAGTTGCCAGGTTACCTGACGTTTTGGTTGTATTTACAACCAGGTCAGCCGTGTTGGATAAAATGCTATCGTCAGCATCACCAGCCAAACAGCCATCATAAGCAGCATCCATATTGCCAGTCGTTATCGGGTTTTGACTTGACCAATCTTGCTTTACTATCTGAACATCAAACTCAAACCCAGCATCGGTAACATCTATTTGAGGCGTAAGTTTCAAGTTGACTTGCGTGACCGTTGACCCAGCACCAATCGTTGATGTATCAAATAGCACAAATGACCTGTTGACAAAATATAAATTAAATGTCGGCGGTTCGTATGCTTGTGTTCCCGTCCTTAAATACCCGCCTAATATTGATGATGCGGTGCTTCTTGCTGTTGCCCAAGTTGCGTTCTGTCCCCTGATACAGTTATCGGCTGCCCCACCTGCAAAGTCAGGGTCAATCACCACAGGATAAACCGCCTTATCCAGCCAGCCACCAAACGCCTTCGTGTCGGCTGTTATCACATACATATCCCCGTTGGCATCCATCGCTGTCTGTGGGTTCGCTTTGTATGCACTCGGTAATTTACCTGATGATTTCCCGATAAACTTTTCAAGCGGGAAGGTTGGTTTCAATACGGTGATGACTTCCCTGAAACCATCCTCTGTGACAAACAATTCCTGATAACCGCCAGCGAACTCCCTGATAATCCTGTCGCCATCTGCCTTGCCAATCGGACTGCCAGGCAACTTGGTGAACTGTGCATAATCACTGCCAGTTACTTTCACCCTGCCATCAGCATGCACCCTGACAGGACTGTGGGCGCATCCGTAGAAGCCATCAGGCAATTTCAGCAACCGTGTATCAATCGGTTTCCATAAGCCACTGTCAAGGTAGTGACAGGGCTTGCCTGAAAAGTTTGCCTGTATCTGACCGTCACTCCGTTGAAAGTGAATGCCATGTTTGGCTCGCTTATAGACAGGCAGTCCGATGGTGTCCTCTTGTAGTTTAGCCCAATTTGCCATCAATGCACCTCTGGGTGATAAGCCCACAACTTCGCCAGTTTTTCAGCATCACTCGGCTCGTCGGGAATAACCACATCCGCTTTTATCATGTAATTCGCTGATACCCAACCTTCAGGGATTCGCAACCAACCTGAAAACTCTTCGTAAACAGGTCTTTTGTCGCCATTCTTTAACTGCCCAACAATGTTATCTGAAACCTGTGGACTTTTCCGGATATTCAAAGCAACTTGCGCAACACATTCGGCAACATATAAAATCTCATTCTCTACTGGTGGAATGACTACTGGCTCGCCAACCCAAGCATTATATTCGTTTGCACCGCCCCAAAAGTAATTCATATCCAGATTACCGTTATATCCTGCCAACCTGCCTTGACTGGTGTACTGCCAAAGCCAGTAGGACTTCCAACCACCTGTTGCTGGTAATAAAGGACTTGTCGCCCCATAATGAGCAACCCATAACTTGTAATTCTTGTATGCGTCTGTTCTCATTATGCTATCCCAATAATAACGACTACTGTAAAATCCTATATTGCTCATGCCCCTACCTTCAAGGGAATTGATATAGGTATCTACGGTCTTGCGTGTCAATGGAGTTGCACCATTTTCTAGTTCTACATCGCACCAGTAACCTAATTTCAGGTCTTTTCCATTGACCGCGTTCCAGAACAGATTTGCCTGTTCCTGTGCTGTCTTATATTCAACAATAAAGTGATACGCCCCAAGCGGAATGCCTAACTTGACCAGTCGGTCATAATGAGTCAAGAATACTTTATCCTGCCAAGTGCCATAGGCTGCTCGTAGAATAACCCCATCCACCTGCTTTGACAATGCAAGGTAGTCAATGCTTTCAGGTGATTGCCAGTAACTTATATCAATTAGTTTTATTGTCATCTGACCTCTCTTTTGATTATACTATTCCAAAGTCACTCAAAAAGACTGCTGCATTGCCAGCAGGCAAAGTATAGACAATGCTCAAATATGAGTCGGAAGTCGTTTCCCTTGCGTAAATCCACTTTTCGTTTGCATTGGTAGGGTAAAACAACATGCCTTGATTATTGGCTCGCATACTCGCGAATTCTGTCAAGTCAACTGAACAGTTATAGTTGCCATTCGTTCCGGGCAAGGTTAACGAAGCCATAACCGTTGCTGACCTGTCTGATGTCGTATTGCTGCATCCTGCACTTGTCCATGCTTGTCCGGTGTAGCGATTGTTCCATGTAACCTGACCCTCAACCCATGAAGCAAGAATCCGATAAATATTGATACTTAATGCGCTGGCATTTGGCGTATAACTTTGCACATATAAAGTAACCGAATTTACAACTGCACTTGCAGGCAACTGGCTAAGGTCATATCTAATGACTGGTCGCCTGTGTGCGCCTACTGCGCCATCAATTATTGCATAATTCGCTGTGCCATAATTGGTCGTAGGGTCTGGCTGACTAAGATATGAGTCTGCTTCTGCATAAGCCAGTAAAATAGCCATTACTGAACTCCGTATTTCACTAAAATACCGACCAAATAAGCGTCAATATCTAAGGTGTCTAAGTCAGGTGAAGACGGATAATCGCCATACCGGAATAGAACAAAGTAAACCAATTTACCTGCTGTTGGCGTTCCTGCTATCGTCAATGCGCTGCTCTCAGGTGATATGTAAAGCGTGTTCGCTGTGCCACCTGTGTCTGCAATATAAGCATTACTGCCTGTCGCTACATCCATCGTTTCTGCATTATCTATTGCAACTCCAGTCATTCCAATAAGAACATCAAAAGCCGACCCACCAGTCGGGTGCGCCCAATAAGCCTGAAACGTAATTGCTCCACCGTCATAATCTAAGGGCATAGGCACATAAATGTATGCCTTTTTCGTTGCGCCTGCTTCAAATGGCAACACATCATAAACATTCTTATTCGTTGCCATTTCGATTTGAGTAACGTTATCACACCCATTCGTAACGGTAGGCTTCCAACCGACCAGCCATAGATTCTTATAATCTGTAATCCAATTCTGGTCTATCTTGCCTGACCCATTCGCTCTCGGAATTCCGTTTGCTGTCGGTGTAGTGGTAAAAGGAACTGCATTCGTCAAAGCAATTCGCTTCGTAACTGGCACAGTCGCTACATCAGCATTGATAATCAACTCATCTGTAACCGCCATCGTGGCTGTCAAAGGTAAATCTTCTGTTGCAATATCTGCCATAATAAACTCCTAACTAAGTCTTGTAATCCAGTATAGCTTTGCGTAAGGTGGCAAGCTGCTTCCGTCTTGCGTTGCACCTACCGAATGCGAATGCGCTGCATTGTCGTTTGTGGCTATTGAATAACTATGCAAATGACCTGAATTGGCTACGCTTGTTGTTCCTGTTCCTGCGGTTGCTGATGTTCCTGTGCTTCCTGTGTTTCCGCTTGCTGTATGATGATGCCCTGCAACTGAACTTGTATCAGGATTACTATGCGTATGCACCAAAGCACCACCACCAGTCATCAGGTCACTATCGTCTTCATCGCTGGCTATGCCACAAATGAACTTGCCTTGCAGGTTTGGAAGTGTAACGCCTTCCTTGACTGTTCCATCACAAACATACCAGCCAGCGGGCAACGAACTGACCGCCCCATAATAAGCCACAATCGCGCCAATTGGGAATTCGGTATATTCAGGAACTCCTGACGGCGCTATAAGTGCCAATTGCTCAATCCGTGCTTTCAAGTCTATTTGATTTTCAACAAGCCTGTTCCAATGGCTGGCTAAAACTGCTTGACTCGCTAACATTGTGTCTGGTGTTGCGTATGCCATACTAAATCCTTCCTATCCAATGCAATTTCTTGTAAGGTGGCTTTGATTCTGTTGCGCCTGTGTTGCCTACATAATGGTTATGCGTGCCTGAATCGCTTAACGTCGGTGTTATAGTGTGATAGTGTGTCGTGCTCGTAAAACCTACACCTACTCCTCCTACACTACGATTTGAATTTGGCTGGGCTGTATAATGCATCGCTACTGTATGCGAATGGCTGCCAATGCCTCCTGTCTGCCCTGTGCTGTGTGCGTGCAGGTGTTGAGTCGAATTATCGCTATCGCCTATTTCTGAATCGTTTGCTGCACCCATAACAAATAATCCTCTAAGGTCGGGCAAGCCATTCGTTCCATCGCAAACCTGCCAATCTTCCGGTAAGCCATCTACGCTGATATTACCATACCAAAGGCAAATCGCTTTTCGTGGCACAGAGCTTGAATCATAATAATTCTCTACTGCTGATAACGCTGCTTGCAAGTAAATATCATTATCAACCAATTCGTTGAACATGGTTTCGGTGATAAACTCACCAGCACTTCTGTAGGGTATATCAGTCCAAGCCATCAGTCCTCAATTCCTAAAATGGTCGTATCGCCTAATTCCGAATAACCGGACTCGCCTAATAGCCAGAATATGTAGGTATCGTAACGCGCTGGCTTGACGGTGTAGGTAACAAAGGTCGCGTTTCCTTCCATCCTGACTTCAACGCCCTGTATAAAATAAGGCTCATTGATTCCAAAATCTGTTGATGCTAGCGGTATCTTACTTCCTACATCACACATCATATAAATCGCGGCGCTTGCTGCATTCTTGCTGGCACAAATGGTAAACGATTCAATGCTATTCGTCTTAGTTGAATATCTAACCACTAACAATGTTATTTGGTCTAGCGTTCTCGCTGGCACGGTTTGATACTTTTGGTCTAAAAGCATTTCTATCTTTCCGTAATACTTGTCGCTAACGGAAGGCACTTCTATAAATTGCTCTACGGTGTCTGCAATATAAATTGGGTCGCCTGACAGTTCTAGAACGGTGATATATGCGTCTGCCGCACCTGTGTTTTCTAATGTTAGCCTTGCGTCTGCTGACCCAAACTCCGGTGTAATTGTCAGGTCGGTTGTCAAGTCAACGCCAGTTCCATTTTCAAGTGAATTCATTGCATAATCAGTTATTGAAACGTCTCGCGCTGCTACATCTACATAACCTTCCTTGACTACATAGCTTATGCGTAAGTTCTCAATTATTTCGCCAGCATCAATCCTGATAGGCTCGTTCAATGTAAAGATAACCGAAGTCGCACCGACTTCTCTTGGGTATGCCTTACCAATGACTTTATTCGCATAGTTAGCACCGTGCAATATTTTAGGCATAAGCATTGACGGAATTCCGTCTACAAATTCGCCTCTGCTGCTAATGAGTATGCGATTGCCTGATTCGTCTGTTAGATGATTACCGTCTTCGTCTGTCAAATAATCTTTTTCGCTATCCAGTAAAGGATAATAATAAAACAAAGGAACGGTATCGCGATGCTCACGACCTTCAATCATGAGTATATCTTTATCTGTGGTTTGCCCATATTTGATATAGGCATAACCCATTTCGCTCATGACCGCTTTGTCTAGCTCGCCCATCACGGTTGTATTTTCTCTGACCGTGTCATTCGTGTTCGCAAAGGTTTCACTATAAGTTGATAGCTCGATTTTAGACGGTTGTGCTTCAATCAAGCCTGCCAAGTCTGTTGCTATTTCGCCTAATGTCTTGTCTATGCCTATCTCTTGCAGGGTTACTTTGTTGTTGAGTGCGAAATACATCCAGTCATAAGCCATTATCATAACGATTTTCAATTCAGGGCTGGTGCTTTCCTGAATTCCTTGCGGTGCTATCCAGCCTACCCATCTGGTAAAAGCGAAATCACGCCAGTAGCTCTTTATTTCAATCTTAGCCCCAACCTCAAAACCAGTAATACAATTCGCATGACCGGGCGAAAACCTGTTACCTGCTCTTCCACCATAAGTGTCATTCCGTAACATAAGCCTAGCATAACCGACTGATGCCACTCTGACTGTCGGGCTGGTGCTAGGTATGCCATGCGTCCATGTGGATTCGCGTAAAAGCACATCTGCCGAAATATCAGTCCATGTATCTGTCGTCGGGTTTGTGAGCAGAAATATCTTATGCGTGATTGTTTCCATCATCCACCTTGCATAACAACCGCTTCACGCATCGCCACTTTCATAAACTGTGGCATAAGGCGTAACTCTAACAGAATGCCATTCAATAGCTCGCTATCTGCCCCAATGTTCTGCGTCATTTGATTCTGACCATACTGCGCATTATAAGTATAGTCTTCGTCAATCTTGGGCTGCATATTCAATAGTTTGCTATTAGGAACTATCTCACCATACTCGCGTGGCACGAATAGCTCAGGGCCTTTTTCGCCAACAATATAAGGGCGGTAGGCTTCAACTGTGCCACCTGCTGCTCGCATTTCGGCTGGCAGGTCATAACTACCGTGCATGACAAAGTAACGGTCTCGGGCTAGGTCGTTCAGGTCTTCTTCAATCTGCTTTTCATTTTCTAGAATAACAACTATCATGCCTGTCTTAGGGTCAACAAACCAGTTGTCAATTCCAAATAATTCATCCCAATAAGCCTTTGCATCGCCATATATCAAACCGGTTTTCGGGTCAATCTCATACTTATTGACTTCCGTAATTGCGTTGCTGTAAGCCATGACCGCCGCTTTGGCTGCGTCATCACTTATAAGTCCTAGCTCGCTTGCCATATTAAAATAAGCTGCTGCTTCACCTTGCGTAACGCCGTCAATTGATATGGTCGCCATCATCATATCCAAAACGACTTGGTCTGATAGCTTTTTCATCTGCGCTTGCAGTTTCTCGGTTTCTGTCGTGGTTTCACCTAAGGCTGTCTTTACTTTTCCTAGACTAACCCAAACACCATCAACATAACCGCCAACATCCATGCTAGCGATTTCGCCTAAGCGTTTCATCGCTGAGTCGGTGTCGTCAAACTCGTCCCCTAATCCTTCGACTGCTTCTCTTGCTTGTTCTGCTGTATAGTAAACACCTTCGACATAACCGCCGGGCATAAGCGGACTTTCTACAATGGCTTGATATTGAGTTTGCTTGTCAATGTTCTCTTGTATCTTTCCGTTAAGTGTATCCCATTGAGTAGCGTAACTAACTATGCCACTAAAATTGCCTGATAATGAAAACACATCTTTCAGGGCTTTGGCGTTCTCTGCAATCCGCTTTGCCATTTCGCCTGCGGTATCTGCAACATCTTTTTGACCTTCCTCAATCTTAGGTAATTCTGCCCCATAATGATACATAGCCGAAACTGCATCGGCGCCGAATTGGTTTACTAAGTTGTTCCAATATTCAAAATCTTTCTCTGGGAAGTCAAAACCTAACGCCACTCTAAGCTGTAATATCTCTAATGCTCTTGTAGCTTTTTCTATATCAAGAATATAATTCGCAAAGTCAAAACCGCCCTTTCCAACATCCTTGAATTCAATTCCTAACTCTTTTGCTGCTTTCTTCGCGTCTTTCCACTGACCTATTAACAGGCTTTCTTGATAGCCCTCTGTCCACATTTCCGCCCACCACTTCGCAAAGCCTTGACTTTCTTTTTTCGCCCAATCAAAATAATTCTTTTGAGCAGCCTTCATCTGTTCCCATTGACCGGCTGCATCGACAAGAACACCACCAGCTTCCTCTAAATAGTCTGCTGACTTCTCTACAACATCATTGAATAAGGCTTGTGTCTTTTCAGCTTCTGTTAGCTGCTCTGCTGTCTTGCCTAATGCTTTGGCGTATTTATCATTCGCAGATTCTGCGTCAGTAATAATACCTAAGTTGTCAAGAATCAAAGGCGAATTACGACCAATACCACGCACAATATCATCAAAGGCTTGCTGCGTTGATATACCCATAGCCCTTGCTCGGACTGCGGCAATCTCCATCAACTTAGCCATGTCTTCACCGCTCGAAGTAACGCCTAACATCATAGCTTTCGCTGCTGAAGCCATAAGGTCAGTATCTGCTACCATCCCTTTGGAAGCGTCTTTCAATGAGCGCATGATATTATCCATATCTGCGCCCATTGACTTCGCTAATGTGGCTGATGCGTCTTCCAGCCTGCTTATCTGCAATCCTTCTGCTGAAAAGTCTAAGGCTTTTTTGAACGTAGCGATAACTTTCGTAGCCACAGCCATAGCTAATTGGAATCCTTGATTAAGGGCAACTACACCCTCTTTTAGCTTATCTAGACCGGACTTCCCTTTTTCGGCTTCTTTCCCCACATCACCTGTGGCTTTGCCTAAATCACCGGCAGCTTGACCAGCCTTCTTAGCATTCGCTTCAAAGTCTGATATATCTAATTTTAGCTTTGCAACTAATTCTTCAAGCGTTGCCATGCTTCTTCCTTCGTGTGTCTTGTCCACCGAGAGCAGTTGTCATAGCTTCTGCTATTCCAACCATTTCATCAACCGACTGCTCTTTTTTCTCTATTATCTTAGGCAGGAAGTCTTTATAACTTAGCTTCTTGCCTTTCTTGCCACGATGCGCTGCATATACAGTCGAAGCGGTTATCGCATGCCCTAATGATTCAATCGCTTGCCCAAATGGCTCTAATTCGTAATAAGCATACCATTCAGTCAGTTCCTTGCTTGATAAGCGACCAGATAGCTCGGCTACCGTCATTCCTAATTCAAGTGCTAGCTTGAATAGGAATCGTCTTTCTGGTCGCCGCTCAAGTTTTTTTTCGCTTCCTCAGCCGCTTCTCTGCCTAACGCCGATAACAAAGTCGCTTTTTCAAATATCCTTAGGATTGCTTTCGCGTCTTTCTTTTCAAGTATCTCTACTTCCTTGTCAGTAAATAAGCGATTGCCTTTTTCATCACAAAGGACAATAGAACATAGCTTTGCTCGCATGCCGATATAATCCGCTACGCGCTTTGTTCCTTCTCGAACATAAACGCTTTCTTCAAACTTATCGCGCTCTGCTGCGGTCATGGTCTTCACATAGACGGTGCCATCCCATTCAGGAATGTATAGCTCGTCTATAATGATGTCACTAATTCCTACGATTTGCTCTTTTGTTAGTGCCATGTTATGCAATAGTAGGTTGACCAGTAATTTTCAGGGTGCAGGACGCGGTCAATGCACCATCAACAGGCATGCTGGGCGCAAAGGCTGTCACAAAAGCTGTAAAAGACCATGTCACTGCAGGCGTTGTCGGGAATACGATACTCCAAGTCGTGCTGGTTCTTGTTGTCAAATCATACAAGATACCACCGCTTGCGTTCTTGTGGGTCGCCGCGTTCGGGTCAAAGACAATATCAAATGTAACTTCGCCTGACCGTAAAATCGTAGCCACGACTTCTTCCCAACCAGTTCCGTCATGCTCGGTAACATCCACCGTATCTAATGACAGATTTGGTCCTGAAATGTTAGTAACTTGCGCGATTTCAACTGCACCGCGCTTTAATGCTGTTCCAAAAGCTGAATACTTTGCCATAATTTACTCCTTTTAGGGCGTGTAATTGTTCGATAACGAAGGCTCGCCAGTAATCTTAATCGTGCAAGTTCCTGTCAATGCGCCATCCACCGGCTCGGTCGTGCTGAAGCTGATTACATAAGCATTGAATCGCCACTCCGTATAAGCGGAATCTGGGAAGTCCAATTCAAAATCCTCATAGGTCTTTCCAACTAATTCCGTCAATAGGTCGGCATGCTCGGCGTAATCAAACACCAATTCCATAGTCAATTCGCCTGAACGCAATATGGACAATATCACTTCTTCCCACGCTGTTGTCTGGTCGTGGGTCGTAACATCAACTGTGTCTGCGGACAAGTTAGGACCTGAAAAGCTGGTTACCTGTGCGATTTCCGTTCCATCCATCAATAAGGCTGTTCCAAATGCTGAAAACTTTCCCATATCTTTACTCCTTATGGCTTATGATGTAATCAATCGTAAGCCTAAAATAATCCATATCAGGGTCGTCTAAGTGCTGTTCTAGAACAGGTAAAACTGCATATACCGTTTCCGTGCTCATTGCACCTGCGTATCCCTGCAAAGCCTTCCTAAGTTCTTCGCTGATAGCTAAGGCATCAATATACTTCTGCGCGAATATGTCAAACTGAAACCGTGCGTCTGATAATGTCGAACTCGTCAAATCGTGTGTCAGGTTTCTCGCTGTGCTTATACGCTGGTAAGTGATACACGGTAAGGTCACATTCTGCGGCGCGTGCATGGCATATATCCGGCTCGATACTTTCGCTACCAGTCCAGCTTGCGTTGCTAAGTAAACCAATAACCCTGCTTCGATTGTCATTTCGCTGCCTTCTTTATCGCTGCGTCTAATTGATAACTCATTGCTCTGACAATCTCTGATTGGTGTTCGTCAATAGCTGGTCGTAAATAAGGTCTTGCAGGAATCCTTACCATCGGCTTCAAAACATATTGCAGTATGCCTTTTCCTTTGTTGCCTTTGGGCATTTCTATCATCACACCACCGACCCCACTCCGGCTTCTGATAAAAGTCAAAGGTCTTGTTTTACTGAAATCTCTTGGCGACCCGATTTGTCGCGCTTCCTTTGTAACCGGTATAGCTAGATTCTTGACACGCTTGGCACGAATTGGGCCACCAAACTCATGTATCCTTGCGTAAATAACACCACGAGACCCCACCTTGCAGTCCGCACTATGCTTTGTAACTCTGCGGTCATAGACTTTGACGGAATTCATCAGCGTGCTTTGTGGGCTTCTAAGTCCATGCTTATCTAGACTCAACTTCGCCTGCGCTTCAATAACGGTCGCGCCTGCGGTAACTGCTCTCAAAGCTACCTCACCTTGCATAGATGATTCTAGCTGTTTTAGCTTTGCATTCAAGCTCGTCAAATCTAAACTGAATTTTAGGGCTGTCATAGCTCTATCTTCCTAAGGCTTATTCTAGCGCCAGATACGCCCCACTGCTTAGGCGTTGCTACCTCAAAGACCATTGATACTGTTTCGTTCCTGAACTTTGTAATTCGTATGCGGTCTAGCTCGCTGATTGTAAAGTCATGCGGAATGCGTAAAGTCGCATCATAGGTTGTAACGGTAAATTCGCCTTTATTCTCTGTGCCAGAATGCATCTCTAATCCACAAATGGTAGGCACGCTTGCTTCAGTAAAGGTTTCTATATCATCACCTACCGTATCTATTGCCACCGTTCGCACTTGACGATAACCTTCATCAATCATATGCCATTCCGCTGCAATACGCATCTTGTCTTTATCAGCATCCGACCAAATCTGCGGGCTCATGTCAGGTTTGCCTCATGGTCGTCTATTTCGTCGTTATAAGCCAAATCTTCCCAACCGCTTGTGGTAATTTTAGTCAATGGCGTTTGCTTCATCTGTAACGATAATGCCTTCGACCTGCCTTCAAAATAAGCTGCTTGCCTAAGTGCCATCAATTGCTTCTGCGAACGCTTGAAATCACCACCATCAGCATTAAAATCGAATTCATCCGCAACTGCTGCGGACTTTTCTAGCCATATTTCTGACGCCACTTGGAATATGTTATATGTTGCAACCCAATCGGTCGCGGTAGGGTCTTTCCCATTGACATCTGTGCAAGCTGTATTTTCTAGCAGGGCGGTCAGGTCGCTGTCAGTATAGCTGGCTTCCGTAGGCTCAACTATCATTCTTCGCAACCGTTTGATGTCGTCTTGCGTAACTGCCATCGCCGGCTCCTTTATTGAGAGCGGATTTTACTCCGCTCTCATAATTAACAGGGCTTTGCTGACCTTAGGGTGTTGCGCCTGTGGTCGGTTTCAGCACGCTAAACGGATACCGTGTTGCTTCGGTTTGGTTATAGCGATTGATTGGATTCGGCACTTGCCAGCCCCAACGCATGTAGCATCGTAAAGCAACCATGTCTTGCTGTGCTAGGTTGTAAATAATATTTCCGGTTGTTGGGTCTTGAATTACTGCTTGGTCAAGCACTTTATAGGTCAAGTCTGTGCGGAAGGCATAGACTAACTTTGTCCAATCGCCACAAATCATCAGCGATTCGGTGTCATCATAAGCACCATTCATTGGGAAGTAAGTCGGCAATCCATCAATGGTATAAGGTGCGGAATCAGGGCTCATGCCAGTCATTGCAGGGCGGAACAATGGAAGTCCAGTTCCAGCGTCACGCAATCCGCGCAACATTCCACGCATTGAAACGCCAGCTACAAAACCGTTAGGAATGTAACCGTCAAGCTCAACATGTGAAATCAAGCCCGGTGTCGTGGTGGCTGCATCGTAACCCATAATGTCGTCATACAAGTCACCAATGTCGCCAAGTTCCAGAACATTGCCAGCGGTGTTCGCTGCAAGCACAATGTCATCCGGCCAGTTTGCGGGTGCATCAACGCCATGCAGGACTGCGCCATCAATTACTGCACCAAAAGCTTCACCGATATAAGGTTTGATTTCGCCCCAAATATCGTAATCAGCATCTTCAAGCGTGCTGATTGCAATTGGCACAATACAAGCGATTTCTTCCGCGTACACATACTTGTTCTTCCACTCGGCTGTGGTCGTTTCCTTGAAACCAAGAGCGTTATCACCGGAAGGTGAAACATCGCCCGGAACTCCGTCAACAAAATAGGCAAGCGGTAAAGCTGACATTACTGGCAACCTGCGCATACCACGTGTCATATTGGCAAGCCTGCGTCCTAAACGCAATACGACTGAACTTTCAACAGTCGCTTTGAATATTTCTTGTGAAGCATCCTCTGGAATAAGGGCTTCTGCATCTGCTCGTGTAATCATAGTGTTTCTCCTTAACTATTCAATCCAGCTGCTCTTCGAATAGCTGAATTAATATCGTTAGCAACTGACTTTCCTCTGTTTCCAGCGTTCGTCTGATTGCTTGTTCTAAATAGTTCCGGCGCTAGTTTCTTCAAATCAGCCCATCTTGGGATACCATCCTCAGTGAACAGGTTTTCCGATACTGCCAATGCGTATGCGGCTTTGACGTTGCTGCAATTAACACTCGGTTTGATTGCATCTTCCGCGAATGTGGCTCTGCGCTGGGATTCAACATAACGCTGTTCTGCTGCTTCCAACATCCTGACTGTCTCAGTCAGTTTCCCTTCCAATTCGCTGCCTTTTTCCGCTTTGGGCAATAATGTTTTAACTTGCTCGGATAATTTCTTTCTTTCCTCGCGTTCGCCCTCTAGGGCGTTCTTGAGTCCTGATACGCTTTTAGTATATAGCTCTTTTACAGGCTCTTCTACCGTTGCCAAATAATCCTCGAACTTCTCAAAGGTTGGCTTTGCATCAGGTTTGACTTCGTCTATTTGGTCTGTCATCTTATCTCCTATTATACACTATTCTTGTGTTTCTCGGCTAACTCTTTATAGATTCGTTCTTCAACTTCTTTATTATTGCCAATATATTTTAGCCAATCATCATTCAACTCGTTGTTGGAAGGCACAATAACTAACTTGCCTTCCTTATTCAACTTCAATGCTGGTACATCTTCGGGCTTTCTTTTAGGTAGTTTCATTGCTAATATTTTCCTTGTTTCATTCTTTTCTGGTCTATCTCCTTTGGCTTGTTTACATAAACAACATCACCCGGATTACCTATTAATACCAACTCCCATCCATCCAAACATCCTGCGCCAGTCATAGCAGTATTATAGATTCTTTCTACTGGCACAGTCATTTCCATAACGATTCTTGCATTGCCCCAACTCGCAAAGTCGTTTGCAACTTTTATGCTGCTTGACCATGATTGTAAAACATTGCCCTCTAATTCCATGCTCATCCCTTGAATGTCGCTTGTCGTGCTACCTTTTGCAACTGGGAACATTTCGGCTAACTGGTCATCATCTGCTACTGTTACTCCACGATATATGTTTACGTGGGTTATACCTTTACTCTTAAAATAAATCTGTGTATTTTCATAACTTGCTTCCACAAACTCTTTAATCTCAGTTTGAGTATATCCACGTAACTTTGCGAATGTTGCTTCACGAACATTCTTGTCATATTTCGCTTGTTGCCACTTAGTCATTTTCGTGCCAAAGACTTCACTTGCTACCTTTTGAATCATTAATGATACTTCGTTATTGTCGTTTGATGTTATTGCCCATTGATGAACTAAATTGTTTACTCTGCCATAGTCCCAATTCCCATAAGGACTCTTTTGTCGCAACTTGGTTAATATTTCTGACACTATACGGTCTTTCGTGGCTGACTGGTCTTTTCTAACGCTTGTAGTATCTTCATACTGATAAGGAATAACCTTGCTTGTCATTACTTCTATTTCAGCCTTTGTTAGTCCTTCTACAGGCTTGACAGGCGTTTGCAGTTTATCAAACTCAGCCTTTGTTATCTTTGCTGCTTGCTTTGCTTGCTTTATCTCCTGCTTATATACTTTATTGAACTCGGCTTCATGTAGCGCTTTCATGTATCCGTATGATATATCACTCAACTTTGCGGTTTGCGGACTGTCGCCCCAAACTTCACTATGATGGTATGTCGCTAATTCCTCTAACTTGAAATCGCCTTTCTTCCAATACTTGTAATATTCCTTGCCCATGCGCTTTTCTTGCTCGGCAGGCGATAACTTCATAAAGTAATCTTTCCCCTTTTCGTACTGTGGCTCTTCCATCCCTTGCACAATAGGTAACATAACGCATCCACCGTTAGGGTGGTCATTGAACGCTTCCTTTGCATCAAACACTTCACCGTCCAGCATAAGACAAGCCATGCAGGCAGTTGCCTTGTTCGCCATCCGCATATATCGTTCGACTACTCCGGACTCTTCGTAGACTTGCTGCGTTGCTTGTCTGTGCGCTCTGTTGATTTCTGTGCGGGCAATTGTCAATGCTCGGTTCAATGCTATATTGCTGGCTTCTGCCATGTTCCTGCCTATCTGAAACACAGGCAAGCCCATAGATATACCGTTCATCAATGAATCCCTAATACTTATCATTGCTTCATAACCTAATGGCTGAAACAATTCTTTCAAAGGTGCGCCTATCTTGAAACCGGACGCTATGGCTGCAACTTCGTCTTTGGCTAATGAATTAAAGTGCTGCTCTGAATTGACTGTCGCCAATGATAATAAATCGGTGGATTGCTGCACCGCACTTATCGCTGCGTCCTCAATTCCTTTCTTAATGATTGGTATAAATTCTTCGTTCTTCAGGGTGTTGATTTCTTTGACTACTTGGTTTCTTAGTTGCTTGTAATATGTTAGTTCGTTCACCCATTGTAAAGTGATTTCCTTACCTTGCCCCTGTCGAATAGACATATCATAAACTATCTTTTGAATTGTATCGTTTATCTGTGAATGAACTTTCTGCCACATAACTGCCATCTTATTCATAGCAAAACTGTCGGCTTTATCTAATGCCGACTTGAACTCCCTTGCTGCTTTGACTATTTCTGATATGTCAGTACTTCTTTGCGGTAGCATTATTCCTCAGGTCGGTTATAAGGCTCGTTGTTCCGTGCCAATCTCATTTCTGCAATCTCTAAAGCTGCTGCTGCTAGCTCTGCCTTGCGCCCCTTTTCCTCTTCCATGTCTGCTAGCATCTGCGCTACTTCATCTTCACCCCAACCAAATCTGCGTAAAACAGTGATAAGCGGAATGCCTATTCCTTTTAGCGTTTGCATGGCTTGGGTATTAGTTGATAATTGCTCTGTCGCCAGCCTATCCCAAACTGCAACCGTGTCTTCACTTGGCACAATCAGGTTTGCTAGTTCAACCCACGACTCTGAAAACGATTCAACATACTGCTGGCATTTCTTTATCAAAGGCGATTCCATAACCACTAAGGCTTCACCGCTTATGTTCGCGCCAGTATTGGCGAAATAATGCTTCGGCGTTCTGCTGATAACTGCAATAGCATTTGTCAATTTATCAATGGTATCAAGATACATGCCTAAATTGGCTGCTTCAAACTCGCCAATCATCGTGCCTTCCTCGTCTGTTGACCCCTTTGGAATTCGCATAATGCTTTGCGGACTGGCTTTCAATGAACTGATGTCTGCATTCGTGACCATCCACCGTTGCCTAAAAGCATTGAACTCTGCGACTACCATCATGTCGCTAAATGTTTTATTGATTGCATCCTGTATGGGTATAACATTCAATAAGTCACTTTGTGCTGTAAAGTGAATTATCGGCACGACCCCAAACGGATTCGGGATATCTTCCACTAACTTGAACGCTGAATGACCGGATACATCACCCTTTGCTTCATACTTTTCGATATGCTCCGGATAATAAAGATTGCACTTGGTAATATCACCTGTCTTGAATGTCTTTATCCCTAGCACTTTTGCATAAGGATTCTCGTCAGAATATAACACCGCGCATTGTCTAGGTGAATTGCGGAACACTTTTATCTCACCGTCAATAGTGTCTGCCATCAAGAAACCATCCCCTGTTACTACTGCGTCACGGTGCACTTCTCTTGACGCTGTCTGTAAATACTGCTGTCTATAATAAATATCCAGCGTATCATTGACCTGCTCGCTTGGGTTATCCCAGCCCTTGAACACTATCCGGTCTGTTGTCGTGTCCACAACTACCGCGCACCAGTTCTGAATAAAGTTTACCGTCGAACGGTCAAATACCTCACGCAACCTTTCTAAGGTGTACATCAAAGGCTGGACTCCGTTATAGTAATTCATGGCTGTTCGTGCACTTGTCGCTTGCTTGCTAAGTGCTGTATATGCTACTTCTAGGTCTGTGCTCATAATAGCTCCTTTACCATCTAACTTGCGTGGCTATCTTTATCCTTTTTTCTCTGGTTATGAAATATCTAATCGCATCGGGCGCATGGTCAAACTCCTTGACCGGCTCCTCTTTGCCTTCCTTCCAAATATATGACTCTAGGTCATTGATAGAACTAACACACGAAGGGTCTAGGGTCAACTTATGCTTTGAAAATAATTCCTGTACTCGAAATATACCATCTTTCACACTACCATGTCTAGGATAAACGGTTAGCCCTCTATCCCTAAGTGCTGCAATAAGCCCTGCTGCACTTGCATCTACAATGATTTCAGGATTGACCGCCCCCGCCATCTTTACGGTTTCTTCCACTACTTCGGACTGCAACTTACCTCTCTTGTACCACTCTTCCGCGACATGATAGTTGCCATCGTTATCGAAATAAATCTTCAAGATAACTGCAGGGTTGGTATAGCCTTCGTCTATCGCTAAACCGTATCCGGTGTACTTGCTCAAATCTTGCCTTTTGACATGAACGGTAGCATCGAACATGTTATAAATAAGCCCTTCGAACTGTACAAAGTCTGCGTAAACCTCTTGTCGTAAAAACATTCCGGTATATGTATCCAGTAATGATTGTTTCCAATCATCACTCACAAAAGGATTGTCTAGGGTAGTTGCTTTGAACACTTTCATCTTCTGGCTGGCTGCATATACCCAATTTAGTTTGCCTTTCGGTGTTGTTGTTACCCACAGGTCGCCTAACATCGCCCCCGCTCTAAGGCGACCGATTACAATCTCATAAGTATCCTTACGTGTTAATCCACCTTCATCTATCCATGCCCAATTTGCGTTAGGCCCACGCAACTTATCCGGGTCATCAGCAGACCGAAACAGAATTTCGGCACCACCGCGCATAACTGCGGTCATCTCATTCTTGTTGAAGTCGTAAATAGCTTCACCGCCAATATCCTTGAATGTTCTTAGTGTACTGTCGCGTAACATACCGTAAGTCGGACTCACAACCATTCCCAAAGTGTTTGGCGTTGCATGCATCAATGCCTTTACTGCTCCTGCTAGCGTTTTACCGGAACCAATCCCTGCTACGAATACTGATTGTGGCTCTTCGCAAGCAACAAAACGATATTGTTCCGGATAGAATTCAAACACTTTATTCAATAACCTTATGCTCTTTCAGAACAAATGTTATAGGCTCGGTGTCTGCTGCGCCTGATACTTCCGTTCTCTCAACATAACCCTTTGACTTGCCTAATGTTTTCAAAGTGAAGGCAATCGCCCAAGCTTCTCGCCCAAGTAAAGCAGCACGGAGTCCAGATTCGGCATAGTCTACTAGTTCTTCTCGTTCTGCCTGCAATCTTGCCTTAACTGTTGGATACCGTCTTGCGTAATTCCTTATGGTATCCGAATGGCATTTCAGAATGTTTGCAGCACCAACTGGCGTATGCCCTACCTTTATTGCTTCGATTACTTCGCTTACTGTGAACTTTTCTTTCTTCACGATTGCCTTCTATGTTATGAATTTACGATTTTATTTCAGGGTCATGCTCTTTTACCAAATAGACACCGGGCACGCTTACGACCGTTACTATCATCTTCACTATCACATTGGCAAAGAATATTGACCAAACCACGTTACTAGGCAGAACACCGCCGAACGCCAACCAACAAAAAGCTAGTGAGTCAATAGGCACGCTTACCGCATTTGATATCAAGACTCTTGCCCATTGATACTTAGGAGTAATCTTAGTCCACCAAATATAGGCTTCGGTGTCTAGCAGTTCTGCTATGACCTCTGCGACTATTGATGCTATAACAATGCGCCACACAGGCGACAGAACAGCAGCGAAATCACCTTGAATAACAGTTGGGTCAGCCTTCAACACCCCAACAAGCCAAAAGAATCCTGCCATAAATACATTGATTACAGCAGCAGATAGGATGAGTAACCGTGTTTTCTTTGCTCCTATCAGTTTGTGGACAATGTCTCTTAGGGTAAAGGTTATTGGATACACCAACGTTCCTGCATCCATTGAGAAACCGAATAGGTAGATAATTTTCAGGCTACCAATATCGGCAAAGATTTGGGCTGCGATATACGCCGAACCCCACAATAAGATATTATTTATCAGACCGTTTGATTGTATTACAGATGTTTTTTTCATGGTATCCTCGACATAATATAGTTGAATTGACACTTACCTTTCTTCTTGCTCAGTTTCATGTTCCTCACTTTCTATATGTTCCTCGTGGTCTTTTGTGCCCAGTAACTCGTTCAACTTAGCACCCATTGCACCAAGAGTAATTGCCATAGCGACCGTCAAAGGATTGTTGATATGACAATCTAAGAACTTTGACAAGTTTCGCCCATCACCGTCAGGGGTGATATATTGCCCATACTTAGCCATTTTGAACTCATAGTTGTTATCGATACTCACCACATCATCCCCCAACTGCGCCATGTGAGCCAACTGTAATCGCCAGCTTCCGCCCAAAAGATGTACTCGCCTGCCCTTGAAAGCTTCTACCGGTAAAGGTGTAGAGCCATGTGATGAAGGAACAGAATATCCAAGCATATACTTTTCCGGTATTTTATCAATAATGTCATACTTGGGTATCATAATTACATTTTCTGCATACTGTGAAAGCTCTTCCGCCCATGCTAATATCTGCTCGTATGAGTAGTATGCGATTCCGGCTCGTTCGCATTGTCCTTCGGTCATGATGTCCCGAACTGTTGCATATTTCGGCTTGTATTTCTTAATAACGTCTAGGTGCAATTCGTGATTATATTTCAAATAGTCGTTATCAATAAAGGTCAGAACATTTGGCATAGCCCAGTCGTCTCTAAGCATAGTACGCTGCGATTGAATGCCCCAATGTATGCCACAAGCCTTTGCTAGATAAACATAAATCGGTGTATTGCCTACGGTTAGAATCAAATCTAACGGTAATTTCCGGCTCTTTGGCTTGGCTTTCTTGTCCACTCCTAAATAGTTGCCTAGCGCTTCTTCTTCACGAATGAGTGAGAAAAACTCCTCTACTTTGGCATCTTCTACAATCGCGCTATCTAACAATTGCTCTAACTTCTCTTTATCTGACACAGCGTGCGCTCCTATTGGGTCAAATGTCGCGATGATAATCTGTTCTTCTTCGGGGGTGATTTCTACAAACGTAACTGGTATCGTGGGCTGGTGTGTGCGTAGTGCTAAAGAAACTCGGGCATGACCGTCCACAACGAATCCAGTCGTCTTGTTGACAATGATGTTCTGCACAACGCCTACCTCTTTCAACACTCCTTCTAATGCATCTTGCTGATACTTTGGGTGTATGCGCCAGTTATTGGGATTGGCTAGCATCTGTTCTGTATCCATTTCACCGTAACCCACTATTCTATTTCGCCAGTTTGCCATTATTTCAAATACTCCTGTATGATGTTATAGGCTTCTTCACAACTATAAGCCACTTTTGCTTTGTAACCCTGTTCTACTACATATTGCCCAAACGCTAACTGACTTGCTGATAACTTATTATTGCCAAACTTCATCTCAATAAAGAGCCCATGATACCTTCCTCTCGGCAAAGGCAAGAATAAATCCCAAACGCCCGCCTTAACCCCTTCTCTTTTGAGATTCATGGCTACTCGGATATCGCGCTGTCCACCATTGGGAATTGCAAATAGCCACTTAGTTTCTTCGTTGTTCTGTAACAACTGAAATAACGCCATTTGCTCATTATGTTCTGTCATTTAGTATAAATATACCTTTTCCGCGAATAAATTCCATCACACCCCGTTTTTTTGGTTGTGCTTGGATTCTATAAGCAGTTTACAAACCAAGTTCTTGTTTCAAATCTCTAATCAGTTTTACTATGGTCGCTAACTTATGCTGGACACTCGGCACAAACGTCCGGCTGCTTGATAACTTGCCAAGATATGTTTCAATCCTGCCTATAAGGTTTGACGGACTTACAATTTCCGGATACTTTTCTTCTTTGAATCGTGTCGCATTCCAGCCTTCATCAATACACCTATCCAATAACTCTTTGTCCTCAATTGGGTCTGAATTGCGGTAAATAGTCCAGTCAAGAGATTGGTATGTTACTCGGTGTTCTGGTGACCAACGCTCGGCAACACGGTAATAATCATATAACACGCTTGCTGATATGTTTAGCCTTCCTGCTAAGTGATTAATAACTTCGCCTTTCTTACCACCATGCATGGCTACTAGGCTTATCAAGCTATCGCCTATTTCGAATTGATTATCTCTCACCTGTTCCATAAGTTGTATAAATAAGTCTATAACCTCGTCCGATAAAACTACTTTTTCTGCTATTGCTACTTCCATCTGCTACTCCTTTTCTTTACATTTTACCACGTTCTAGAACACAAAAAGAGCCGATTTTATTCGGCTCTTCCCTTTGCTGCATAATGTTATATACAATTCAGCTTGGCATATCTAACTAGCTGCTCTAGCTTCTCTTCCAGTTCCTTGTCAAGTTGAATAATTCGCTGGCTGGTCGCATGCTCTTCTTCCATCAGCTTCAATTTGAAATCGTTCACCTCACGAAACCTTTTCTCCGCTCTTGCTTTGTCGTAAACTAGCTCATTGAATTCGGTCACCAAATCTGAATAGGTCATCATTCTGCTAACTCCTTCTTTGCTTGGATTGCTTCTGCTTTCTTGTTGATAACTTCGCGGATTACAAATACCGACTTGCCTGATATTTGCATTCCATAACGCGCCTTGCGATACTTCCTGTCCCGATTGTATGCTTTGCTTATTTTCATCTCTGATTCCTTTCTAGATTAATCCTGCATTCCTGAGTACGGTCAAAACCTCGCGTGCCTTGTCTTCATTGAGTTCGGCTTTGCTGAAACTAACGGTTACCATATTTTCACCCCACTTATCTGCCTTGACTATCGGACTAAACCAGCCATCTTCTAATATGTTGAATTCTTTGCATAACTTGACTACTAATTCCGCGTTAGCTTTCTGGCGATTGGCTTCTTTCTGCGCCGCGGTCTGCTCGGCAATACGCTGGTCTTTGTATTCCTTAGCCCTTGCTGCAATCTTTTCGTAATTGTATGTTCCATCCTTGCGTATCGGGTATGCCGTGCCACCATAACCGCCAACTTTGATAATCAGCTTTTCGTTTCGATAAGAGCCGTCTCCTTCAAACTCAATGTTTGTCCAGCTAGCATATCCATCTTCGACAAAGATAACTGGCCTGTCCAAATGCCAATCGCCCTCCGGCTTGCGGACTTCTGCACTTGTGAAACCAACCTTTTTCAACTCCTCAACTATCCGGTCTGCATGGACTTTGTTCGCATTGTATTTCGATTCTTCCTTTGCCTTGCGTTCCGCTTCTAAAGCTGCTTCACGAATTTCGCGTGCCCTCTTTTGTTCTGCTGCCTGCGCTGCTTCTAATGCTACGCGGGCTGCATCTGCTTCTGCTCTCAACTGCTCTAATGTCTTTTCCATTTCTGACTCCTTATTTTCTAAACTATGCTTTTGGATAAATAATGTAACTGGCTGCGTCTGTCAAGCGGTCTTGAAAATCTGCTGCCATATCAACTACTTGCTTGTAAAGGTTAATCGCGCTGAGCGAATGGACAATATCTCTGCCGGTTGCACTCCAACCAAGTTCAATTTCTGGCTTATTGGGTGCGATATGTCCATTGATTTCCGGATTCAATTCGTCTAACTTTTCCATCTCTTTGTAATCAATATCATTGTCATACCGCAACTGGCAACTGGTGCCGAATGCTCTGCGAAACTCAATGTTGAAATGACCATTGAACTCTAGCAACTGCTGTCCAACTGTCATTCCGTGAGCGACCATTACCTGCTCCATGAGTTCTTTTACTTGGGCGAATGTAACTGCATACCCTTTTGAACTGCTATATCGTGATGCTTCTTTGCTAATTTTAATCTCTACTGTTTTCATTTCTGATGTCCTTTCTAATATGGTTGGATATAATTTTCTTTTTTCAGGGTCTTGTGCTTATCGTTCTTGAGATTGCTCCAAACCGTCTTGCAAACTACTCCGTCGGTTAGAACGACCATTACTAAATCGCGCTGTTGATTATAATGCTGGCGGACTACAACCTTGAAAATCTTTCCGTCTACTATTTCTGCTTCTACTAAGGTCATTCGGCTAAAATTTACTGCATCCGGTAAATCTATTCGACCGTATCTATCGTTATCGGCTGCTTCTAAAGCGTGGTGTGTATAATCTACTATCGAATAAACATCCCTGAATGACTTTGGGTCTATCGGTAGAAATATGTCCTTGTGGTATAAGCCGTCTTTGAGTGTTTTCATCTTCGTTTCCTTTATCTAATTACACCCATATTATATGCCCTTTATATGAAAACGCCAACTAATTGATACCCCCATATCTTATCAATATTAAAACGAAAACCACTACATATAGTGGTTTTCTTACTCTAATTTCTAATATCGCCAGTTTTTGGTGTTTTTGGCTAAAATAACCTTTCCTGATTTATATTAGTTTCTTGCCAATATCTCAAAGGTAGTGCAATCTGCTTGCCAAAGCCAAATTCTATATGCACTCCCAGCCTTAGTAAATCGTCTGCCTTTACCCGATAAGCGGTCTTAGTTTCTATCTCGATAACTTCGAATTCCTTTGCGCCATCTGCTATTGCATCCGTTACCACTTGCGTATCGAATCCATAAGCGTTGAGATTTCTCAACAGGTGCTTACTACGCTGAACATTCTTGCTGAATACTCCACGCTTCAAAGTGCCCACCACTCGTCCATTCCAGCCTACATACTTTTTCACTGCCATGTTCTAAACTCCTTGTATAGTATTATGATTGTAAAGACTACTGCTCCAACAACCACTCCAATAATAAATCCAATCCAGAATAGGCTCATCAGCAATACTCCATTTCTTTTACCTTGTAAGGTAAACGCTTATGCCAATCTAGCATTCTATCTTTACCATAGCGTGCACACTGCATTCGCCAAAACCTGACTTTGTTCGCATGATGCTTTGCTACTCTGCTGTGGCATTCCTTGCATACCAGTTGTAGGTTGTATGTTTCATTCAACACCTTGCCTGCTGCTTTGTTTTTCAAGTCGCGCCTATACAAACAATGATGCGCTTCTTCTGCAGGTGTTACACCGCAACACTCACAAAGGGAATTATTACGCTCTTGCATTAATTTCAGGGCTGTTTCAGTTGGCATGTCGTTTCAACTCTCTGTCTATCTGTTGTAACTTGTCCTGCATTCGCACTTTCTTTATAACTAGATATGCCTTGTCTTTTTCTGCTTCCTCTATAACGCTGGCTACAAAATCGCGTAGCCTTTCTAATTGCACTACATTCATGCCTTGCAGTAACTTGGCATAATCTTTTCCTGCTACTAAATCATTTGGGTCGTAAGGTATGTCAGGCATTATCACTCCTTAATAAGGTATGTCATCTTCCATTGCTGCACCCTCAGGATTTTGACTCCTAATGTACAGTTGATTATGTGCAGCTATTACCTCTAATATATTGTTTCGTTTTTCCAACTCATCAATGCGTTTCTGCAATTCTGCAATCGTTTTCTGCTCTTGCCAATTCGTTGTTTTAACTTCGCAAGACTTAAGACCATTGGCGCTGCACTTTGGGCATAAATACCCTGCAAACATCGGGTTTCCGCAAA